ACAAGCTTACGAAAAGCAATTACAGGCAAACATTTTAAACAACATAAAAGCTGAAGAAGCAGCAGAATTAGCTTCTATAAACAGAGTAGCTGCTGCTGAAAAAGCACAAAACAAACGTATTAACGACGAAATAAGGCAAAACGACAGGTTACAAAGAGCTAGAGAAGCAGGTATAACAGCACGTGCAAAAGCAGGTGGTCCTAGATCTGCCTTAAGCAGCGGTCCAGCTAGGTCTATATTAGGTTCTCCTGCAGCAGATAAAGCTAGATTTAAATTTTACCAAAAAGAATATGATAAAGCTTTAGCAAACGTATTTAAAACAGAACAAGCCTACGAAAAGCAGTTACAAACAAACAGTTTAAACAACATAAAAGCAGAAGAAGCAGCAGAACTAGCTTCTATAAACAGGGTAGCTGATGCTGAAAAAGCACAAAACAAACGTATTAACGACGAAATAAGGCAAAACGACAGGTTACAAAGAGCTAGAGAAGCAGGTATAACAGCACGTGCAAAAGCAGGCGGACCTTCTTCCTCGATAGGTGGAAATAAAGCAATTATTGGTTCACCCGCTTATACCCAAAACCTACGGAACTCAGGATTAGCTTTACGGCAACTGGCAAAAAGCTTTGACAGCGTTATAAGAAAATCAGACAAAATTAGTGGTAGCGAGGGTGTAACAGGTCCATTAGCTCTACCTGATTCCAAAACACTAAAAGCAGCGACTAAAGGTATTCAAAGAATTGAAACTTCTGCCGACAGAACACAACGCTTTGCTGAACGTAGAGCAGAAGCACTCAAACGATCAGAAGAACGCTCCAAGGACATCCTCGAAGCCAATAAAGCATCCGTAAAAGCAGGAAAAGAAAATGCAGCTTCAGACGAAAGGAGCGCCAAAGCTAATAAATCCAGCGCACTATCTACCAGAGCAACAACTAAAAACGTAAAAAGTACAACCGCAGCCCGCAAGAAATCAGGTCAAGGACTACTCAATGTAGGCCAAGGTGGCAGCAACCTTGCTGCTGGCGTTGGCTTCCCGCTGCTGTTTGGTGGCGGTCCTGGCTCTGTTCTTGGTGGCGGCTTAGGCGCAATAGCTGGCGGCTTCGGCGGCTCAATCATTGGTGGAGCGCTCGGCCAACAGCTCGATGCTCTAGGAGCTAGCGCCCTTAAAACAGCCGACGCACTAGGCAAACCCACATCAAATTTAGAGGCACTAATAAATACATTAGGCATAGCCGGAACTAAACTAGCGTCTGATTTAGAAGTTCTACAAGCACTAGGTTTAAGTTCAGTTGCTTCTGCAGCAGCTACAAATCAGTTTGAAGAGATTTACGGTGCGGACGCACAACAAAAATTCGAACAATTAAATGATGATTTTAAAAAGTTTACAAACGGCATACAAACTCTGGGCGTAGCTATAAGTAAACTACTTGCCGGGCCTTTTGGAAAGATACTAAGTTCTTTAGGTGACGCTGCATCAGGAGCTGCAGCGGCATCCACAGTAGGTCAACTAGAAAAAACTTTATCAGGCGAGGAACTAAAACAATTCAAAAAGCGCAAAGCAGAACTACAAAAAGCCACCCCTGGAGCGTTTGGTTCTACTGTAACGCAGCCTCTGACTGCAGCTGACGAACAAAAACTATTTGACGAATTTGGTAAACAAACTACACAGAAAAAAGAAACATTAAGTGTAGACAAAGAGATAAAAGCAGAGATGGACAGGCAGTTACTGCTGGCCCAGAAAACAACTGCTGTAGAAGCAGGAAGACTTACAAATAGAAGAGACACTCAAGCAGCTATATCGTCTGAAGTGCAAATACAATCAGCACTAAATAGTTTAGCTAGAATAAACTTAAACCTAGAAAACGAGAAAGAGAAAACAAAACGACGGCTACTAGAATTAGATCAAAAACTAGCAAAAGAACAAGTACAGCAAGCCAAGCTAGCACAACAAAACGCTATAAGACAAGCCGAGTTACAGATCTACAAAGATGAAACAAATGCAATTATAGCTAAATCTAAAGTAGACAATGAAATCTACCAGATAAGACTTAAAACACGAGCGCTGGAGCAGAACGCTGCTCAACAATCTCAAGCTAAGCTTACAGCCATTAGGCAAGAAGCTAAGAGTCAAGAAGAAGTACTAAGAGCAAAATTTGAACTAAGGAAACTAGATATTAAAGAACAAGGAGTAAAAATAAGAGAGGCAACACTACTAGAAGCAAAAGTAGAAAAAATTAAAGAAGAACTAGCACTAAAAGAAAAACAAATACAGCAAGCAGAAGCTTTAAGAATAATAGGAGTAAACCAGTTCCAGCAACAACAAGACCTAAACAATTTACTAGCCGAACAGAATGCTCTCCGCTCAATTCAAGCCAATAGTCCTGAAAGGACATTAGGTTTTGCGAGCGCGGGTCTTGGATTCTTTGCCGACAGCGCAAAACTTGAAGCCGACCTACTCCAAAAATACAACGACGACATAGATGTATTCAATAGAAAAATAGCAGACGCAAAACAAAATCTAGAGAACTTAACGCCAGCTGAAATAAACGACGGACGTGCAGACCCATTCTTAAAACAGCTAGATACTGTAGAGGCATTAAAAAGCGACTATGAGCGGTTACAACCTGCAATTAACGCTGCCGCTTTAGAGCAGCAACAATTTAACGACGCCCTTGTAGCTGTAACCCCCGGTGTGAATGCACTGGTAGGCGGATTACAGGAAGTAGTCGCTGGAACGAAGAGCGCCGAAGAAGCCTTTGCCGATTTCTTAAATACGATTGCGGACCAGTTAATTCAGACTGCAGCGACATTGATCGCGCAGTATATCGCTATTGGTCTGGCCAAAGCTTTTGCAGGTTTAAGTGGCAGCGGTGGCGGCGGGCTGAACTTCGATACATCCGCTCCAAGTATTACGGGCAACACACTTGGAGACTTTGGCGGTGGGACGCCCTTCCCTGGTGCGTTTAGAGCAGACGGCGGCCCAGTCAGCGCAAACAGGCCCTACATCGTGGGCGAGCGCGGGCCAGAACTTCTAATTCCACAAACTTCAGGTACGGTGCTTAGTAATGAGGACAGCAGAGCTGCCTTAGCAAAATACAGCCCAGGCAATAACCTTTTAAGCGAAGCAGGCGACAGCACTGGAACAGTCGCAGGAAGGAATGAAACTTTAAACCCAGTCATAAATATTTCCACCGGCCCGACCCTGCAATTTGAGGGTGAAGGTTATGTTAAGCAAGAAGACTTCAAGGCAGGTCTTGCCCGAGCCGCCCAAGAGGGTGCAAAACAAGGTCAAACACTTACTTTGCGAAAGCTTATGATGTCTCCTACAGCCCGCAGTAAGATCGGAATCTAATGGAACTAAACATTGGAGTATTGGTAACCCTTAGCCAAGATGGCCAGCCAGTGATGCGGATGCAGAATTACCGTGTATCCAATAGCGTAAACTTTAATGGGGAGACTTTTACATTTGCTCCGTTTTCGTTTTCAGGCGCAGTAACAAGTTTGCAAGGTGATAATGTTGAAGCGGGCCTAGTTTTTCCTTCAAACATCGTTACACGTAGCTGGGCACAGGACGCGATTCTTTTACGGTGGACAGCAAGAGCAAACATTGTGCTTTTGAACGACGATTTCACGATAAAAAGCCAGCTCTACTCATACGCAGGTCAAGTAGGGAATGGGGGCTGGAACGAAGCAACATTAGAGCTGCAGCTTAACAGTGTGATCAACGCTGTGAGTGGTAATATTCCCGGTCGGGTACTGAACAGACAGCTAGTTGGCAAGATTCCTATCACCTCTTCAATCAATGTGTAGCCAACTAATTGGGAAGGAGTATGGCTATGGAGAAAACGGCGAAAAGGTAGACTGCATCTCTTTAGTTTTTCAAGCCTTAGACGCCATGGGCATTGAAAACCCAGGTGTACAGGATGTCTGGTATACAATGTCTACACGTGAAATATTTGGTCAGATCTCTACCTACGGCTATTGGGTAGAAAAGCCGGTCTATGATGGCGACATAGTATTATTCGCCAGCGATCCACTGGCTTTTGGCGTTGTATGGAAAGCGGGAATCCTTTACATCAATGGAACGATAATGAGAGTGGACTGGAAACCAATAAGCTACCTTTCGATCCGCCGCTGCTTCCGTATGAAAGAGAGCTTGTAGATTTTCTAGGTTGTACTAAAGAAGAGTATAAAGAATTAATAAAATACAACAATATGCAGCCCCGCGTAAGGGCTGCAGCGTACGAAAACGTACCAGATATTGTCAATGGCCCTATAACGCCGATTGCAGCAATTGTAATTAATCTTGTTATTGGCGTTGCGCTTACAGCAGCTTCTGTGCTACTTGCCCCAAAGCCAAGCATACCAGACCAAGAAAAGCGAAGGCAAATTCGTCAGCAGCAACTGCCAGACCAGATCGGCCCAAGCCGCTTTAACCAAACGAGCAGCTTTAGCGGTTTTTCTGCTCTCGTGCAATATGGAGCACCTGTTCCAATTCCTTTCGGAAAAATAGGCACAGCAATTGGGGAAGGAGCTGACGAAACAGTAACGACAGGAGGAATCGTATTACCTGGAACGTTGGTATGGTCAAGGGCTTTTTCAGAAGGCACCTTCCAACGCATCAAACTTCTTTACACCTTTGGGGAGTATTTAGAAGGCGTGCCCACATTAAGGAGCACATGGCTTGGTACGACATCATTAAGCAGCCTGGGTAATTTTGACTTCGCCTATTACTGGAGTTCTAAGCAAGGACCAAATAGGATTAAGAGCGGAGATTTTTTATACGGTAAAAGAGGTGTACCCGGTTCAGCCGACCCAGACACCAGAGACGAAATCTTTACTGCTCCGGGTGAAATAGAATTTGACAACGCTTTTTGCCAGGTGTACAACCCAAATAGCAAGGCGCGGTTTGGCCACTACAACCCAATAAGGAACGGCACAGCACACCGCTTAAATTGGGAAGTAGTTAGCATTCCTTTCTCCACGGGTGAGGGCTCATCGACCGGTGACAGAAATGATGCAATACGGAGAGCTAGGGCAAAACGAGTAAAAATCAGCGGTATAAATGCGGCTCAACTTGCAAGCGACGGCTTTAATGACGCTGCTGGTCAGCCAGGGGTAGGCAGAGGCTATGGAACGCAGATGGGCTTAATTTCAATACAAAGAGGAGGCGCGGAACAGGTATTTTCAAACAAAGTACCAACTGCTGACATTCAACTAGGTGACATAGTTACATTCAGGCTTAGTAGCACTGACCCACTTGATCTAGACACAAGCGACCCAAGTTTTGACACTAGGGATACTCAAGGAAACACCATAATTAATGGAGACCCCCAAGACTACGGAATAAGTTATACAGATGTAAAATCTGCTGTTGACGATTTACGGATACAGGCAGATGAAGCGATGGTATTAGGTTCCCGGTGGATTATCGGTAACGTAGGCTTTATTGTTATATCAAGAACGACAGGTATATGGAGTCAAGGTAGAACCATAGACGTAAAACTGGAGTGCAACAACACGTTAGGTGCAAAAAATATAGGCTTTGCTGGAACGAGGGCAACACAAGATTTGCTCGCTGGTTACGAAGGTCCATGGCCTGAGTTTCTACGCGGCCCAAGGCCCTCAAATGTAAGTGAAGGCGGGTTTAACACTAGCAAACACTGCGGCGCAGCTTTCTGGAACATTTGTAAATACGATGTTGCGTCCGTGCGGATGATCAGGGCTGCAGACACAATTGAGGTGGGAATCAAAAGTATCGTATTTAACCAAGCTAATGGACTGTGTAATTTCAACGGCTTGCTAACACCAAAAGAAACTTGGAAAAGAGATAAAGACGATATTCAATTAAGTACGCCCGCTTTATCCCGGTATTTTCAAAGAACGTCTTGCTTTAGTATTTGGATACGAGAGATACCCGAATACGAGCCAATTGACGGTGACGAAGGTGTAAGTTCCAAGCCGTGGTCAAGGATACCACAAGTTTTTTGCGTCAGCGGTAACACGCCCCAGCCTTTATTTAACTACATTAGATTGCGGCCAGATGGTTCACAAGGCCCAAATAAAAGATACGAGTTTAGGTTTACACCTAGAACAGGCTCGGACGTAGTTCAAAATGGAATAGAAAATGCAACATATTTTAGACTTAACGCCCAAAGCGGTGAGGTTATTGGCGAAGACTTTCAGACCACTTACGGAAGAGTGAGGGTCACATTTACCGGTGACAGGGTAAAAAGAGAGGCAATTTTACTAAACAGTGAATTAACCACAGCGGCTGGGGCTGACACCGAAACTGGGGGTGTAGAGGAAAGTGAACCTGCATTTGTACCGACAAGAATAAGCATTGTAGATATTACAGGAGGCGATTTCCCGATAAATGCTTGGCTTACTGAAGTGATCGGTAGAAACCCTAGGTTTGTCGGTGATGTAGGCAGAGGAATAGTCAGGTTTACAAAAAACAGGACTAATAGTCCCCCAGGATTTATAGAATTTGAAGTTACCGCCGTAGCTGGAAACCAAACCGGACCTTTACACGTTCAACTTTATGGAACCAGTCTAAACTGGTCCAACGCTGTAATACCTGCATTTCGAGTAATACAAGGACCGAACACAGGGGGACTGTGGACCGGAGTAGGTGAAGGTTTTAATGTTCCAAAAAGCATAAGCTCATCTAACCGCTACAGAAACGTACAAAGTCAAGTTACCGTCGCTTTTCGAGTTGCCGCTGGGGAAATAGTTACCAGCACAATTGATGTGACCCAACCCTCCACTAGTATTGGCTTTGAAGAAAGATTTTTTGAAGAATATAGCCAAGTTTCTGACTGCAGCCACTATATAGAAATTACAAAGTCAAATGCGAACTCACCGGAGCATGAAATTGTCTATGTAAACGAAAGTGTACGTGAGGACAACGTTCCTCAATACGAAGACCTTTCGATGCTAGGTTTGTGTGTGAAAGCTGGAAACAATCTTTCCAGTGTTGAGCAGCCCCGAATATGGTTAGATAAAGGCGTTAGTGTAGAAAGGCTAGAGCCGAGTATAAGCAATACATTTGGCCCAAGCAATATATTTTCAGACCTGCTTTATTACCTACTCACAAACGAAAAACAGGGTGTTGGTACGAGCGTTTCCTCCGAGCTTGTTGACAGGGATAGTTTTGCGGAGACTGCAAAGTACCTAGTAAAGAACCGTATATTTTGGACGGGGGTTATAGAGGCCGAAACAAACCTAAGATCCTTTGCGGTAGAAAATGCTGGTAAATGTTTATGTAATTTTACAATTAAAAACGGAGTGTTTGGTTTGATGCCTGCTCTGCCTGTTGAACAAGACGGAAGCATAAGTTTAAACAGGTTAGTTCCTAGCCAAATTTTTTCTGCGGGTAATATTTTAGAAAATTCCCTGCAGGTTTCCTTTATTGACGGTAACGAAAGAATAGCAAAGGGCATATCTGTCCGCTGGCGCGATTTAAAACCCTATGAACTGCCCGAAGAAAGAACCGCAATTATCTACGAGAGTATTGGTGGTGCAGGCGAGCCAAATATTATAGAAGACCTAGATCTTACGCAGTTCTGCGACAACAGGGACCAAGCACTTAAAACTGCCCGCTTCATACTGGCCTCCTCCCGACTGGTAAGCAAAACAATATCGTTTGAAACGACTCCAGACGTTTTACTAATCCAGCCTGGAAGCTACATACAGGTACTGGTAGAGGAAGTGGACTTTAGTGCGGGCTTAAACGTTGTGATAAACCCTGACCTATCCATAAGGTCTGTAGATCCCGTACCAAACGATACATACGAAGCAACTGTACTTTTGCCGGGGTCAAACGAGATACAGACTCGTAGTGTAACAACACTGGACAACTCGGTAACAGATGCATCTTTAGCTGGAGCGTTGATCAGCTTACCTAGCCTGACACCTAATGAAGACATCTACCAAGTGCAGGAGCTAACATTAAGTGAAGACGGCATTGTCAGCGTGACTGCGGTAGTTGTTCCAACTAACACTGATGGGGTAAGCCGCGTCGCGAGCTTGGTTGAAGAGGCTAACCCAGACTCCTTTGTGGTAATAGAGTGATGGCATTTCCTAATTTGGTTCCATCAGCACGCTCTTTTGCCCAAGGGGACTTTGCCAACAGAAAGTACACGGCTATTTCAGGCCAAGAAACCCGCATCCGTTACGGCGATAAAAAGTACGGTGCTACTTTAAACCTTACTTATCAAAACCTCAGCGACGACCAAGCAAATCTATTTTTAGCACACTACACAGAAGTGCTTGGAACGTTCAAAAGTTTTACATTGCCTGCAGGCACAACAAGGGGCTGGTCAAGTACAAGTTACATACCTAACAGTTCGGAGCTAAGATGGCGGTATGAGGCTGCTCCAACTTTAACTAACAACAGACCCGGTGTTTCTAGTATTTCGTTGCAGCTAAGAGGTGTGATCTAATGGCTTTCTACACAGGCACTGATGGAAGACTACTTATTGAAGGCGAAAGTGCAGCAAAAGTAATTAACTGGTCCTTTACGTCTAGTTTGCAAGTGCTGGAAACGACCACACTTTCAGACCGGGATCGTACAGCAGTTCCGGGCATTAGGTCTGCGTCTGGTTCGTGCTCATTGTTTTACTACGATACTGACCCAACCGACACATCTACGAATAGCGCAAGCAGATTACTAAACAAAATAATTAAAGCGGGGGGATCTGGTGCTCAAGGGGCAGAGGCAGAAAAAGTACGCTTAGAACTTGATGTAATTACAGGCGCCCTGGACAGAAAAATTATTGGCGATGTTTGGGTTACTGGCGCAACTTTGACAATGGCCGTAGGGGAGGTTCTGTCTTCTGACATCACCTTTGAGTTTGATGGGGCACCTACAAACGTAGTGATATGAGCATTTACTTAGGCAGAGAAGGCTATGTACAGCTAAAAAGAATAGCTGAAACCGATGAGTACGTTAGGGGCGTATTGACTCCTAATGACGTAAACGTGTCGGAGCGAAGATTTAGTTTTGATTTCCCCGCATCAGTTTTTATAACAGGGGATAGAATAGAACTTGGAGCGCAAGATTTTAGTAACCTTGTATTAATTCAAAACCACAGTTTTCCCGACGCTTTAGTGTACGTTAATGTGGACGACACAGGCGGTATTCGTCTTTTTGACACGTTTGAACAAGCAGTAAACGGCGACATAAACGACGCTTTACCCCTTGAAAGGGACACAGGTAATCAAAATATACGGGCCAGAACAAGAGACCCCGGATTAAATTTTATTTCTCAAGTTTACAAGTACGAAATTACAACAAGTAGAGATTCAGTAGATGTAACTGACTTAGGTAGATCCTTTAGAGAAAATTACTCAAATGGACTAATTAGTGGCCAAGGCAGTCTTTCTTGCTTTTGGGAGTACAAAAATACCTTAGGCGACGATAAGGTAGGTAGTGAAGACGAAGTGCCTAACTACATGGCCAAACTTCTTCTTAGACTAAAACAAGGCAGTGTTTTTCTCGGGCGTTTTATTATTTTTGATGACAGAAAAGGGCACAAAATATACTACGAGATGCGTTGTGTGGTGACAAACGTTGCTATTCAAGCTGGAACGAGAGACGAAATTATAGAAACTGAAATAAATTTTGTGACAAGCGGCTCAATAGCTTTAAGAGTCTCCCAAGACTTTGGCTCGTTGTTGCTTGAAGACTCCAGTAAGCTTTTGGCCGAAGACAACACCCAAATTCTCGGCGACCCAGACGCACCATGAATTTTTCAGCGCTATTAGAATCGTAATAAGGTACTGCGCACTGAGTTAATGGCTGATCTTCGTATTTCTGACCTACCTGCATTAGGCAGTTCAGAGTTACAGGCAGCGGATGTACTGCCCATTGCAGACCTGAGTGCCTCAGAAACCAAAAAGATCACCGCTTCAAATCTGGTCCTGGACGGGATCAATTTACTTGCAGACGGGTCTATACCGGGCGCAAAAGTTAATTTCACCACAGCTGCCGGTTCTATCGGCACTACTGAGTTAGCTGACTCATCTGTCACAGCAGCAAAACTTGCCGACTCCAGTTCCGCTTTGGTGGTGACCGCGCTACCCGCAACAGGCGACTTTATTGGCCAAATCGCAA